AATAAAAGATATTGATACTTGTTTTGATTTATTTATTGAAAATTATGAAAATTATGATAGTTTAAGAACTGTTGTACCTTTTGGAAAATCACCATATAAAATGTATGAAATACATAATAATGTATTGAAACCTATATTACCAAATTTAGAAATCAATAATCAAACAATTATTGAACCTTATAATCAATGTAGACAATTATTACCAGCTTGTTATCTTCATAATGGATATATAGATATTTTAAAACCTTCTTTGATTATTAATAAAAAAATTAGCGGAGATAGAATTTATCCGTATGTTATGGATGAAAAAGATACTATAGACATAGATTATATTGAAGATTGGAATAATTGCGAAAAATTAATAATTAAATAAATTAAACCTTTGGTTTTTTTGTAGTAGAATGACAAGTGGATGGGTCTTCGTCATCTTCCTCTTCATATCTTTGAGACATCATATTACTAAATCTTTCTTGAATAGGACTTGTAAACATACCTCCTCCACCAGTTACACCTCTTTGAAGTCCATAATTACTACCAGTATTTGAAACAAGACGAATCAAAGATTGGTTAGGAACTGCATCTTTAATTTCAGATAGAATATCTTCCAATTGTGCTTTAGTTGAAATTACAAAAGGACGGTCTTTAGCTTCAGAATTATTAAGATTTTCAATGGTTTTAATTAAGATTTCTTTAGCTTTAAATGATTCATAACCTTCAATTAAAGATTCTACTTCATTCATAATTTTACCAACTTCACATCTTACTACTTGTTCAATTAACTCAATTCTTTCCCGGCAAGCCAGTTTGGAATCTTCGATTCCTTCTAAACTTTCATCAGAATTAAAAATAATAGTTTTATTTTGATTTCCATCTTCATAGTTTAGTTCTATTTGTTTATTTTCAGAACCTTTGGGAATGTTTAGCATTACCCACATAGGTTTATTAGAAATGACTGAACCTACTGAAAATGTATTTCCTTCTTCAGCAATAGGTTCAATACATTTCCAATCATCTGGAAATTTAATTGAAACATTGGAAGAAATTTCAGATTTCAAACCCCCAATCATATCGCCTAAAGATTCAGGTAATGAAATTTCATTTTGAATAAAACTGTAAGCACCGTGAGTTTTGGTAGATAAAGCTTTCATTAGTTTGCTATTATGATTATCTCCATAACCTAAAGTATAAATAGGTTTTGAAGGTATATAAGATTTAACTAGAGAATAAATTCCATTTACTGATTTGACTCCTTGGTTAACATCACCATCGGTTAAAATTACAATTGCATTACAATCATTAATTTCTAGTGAGCCCAAACATGAAATAGCACATTCCAAGTTTGTACCACCTTCAGCTTTCAAATTATCAATCTCTTCAATAATAGAATTTTTATTAGAATTATTAATTTTCTCTTTTGATAAAATTATTTTTTCATTTGAACTGAAACCAATCAAAGTAATTATATCATCTTCCTCTAATATATCTACCAAAACTCTCAATGTTTTCTTAACTGAATTTATTCTTATTCCTTCCATACTACCACTTGTATCAATCAAAAGTGCAATATTAATTTTCTTTGATTCAACATTTCCTACTCCTAAAATTTTAATACCCATAGTATTGTGGTTTAGATTAGGATTATTTAAATAAGTTGCCTTTACATTTATTTTATTAGCCATAATAATACATAATTATAATATAAAATATAATTCTCAATTTTTTTTTATATTATTGATTAAATGAAGGAAAATAAATCTCTTTATGAAGATAATCATCCTCAAACTTCTACTAAAGGAACTGGATTTAAAGATAAAGAAAAAGCTTTAGAAACATTAAAAATTATAAAAGATAGAGATATGAAATATCAAAAACAGGTAGTTTTAACAATGTATAATAGAGCTAAATTTCATCCACACCAAACTGAAGGAATGCGAGAGGCAATGAAAGTTTATAATGATTGGATTAGTAAAAATATAGTAAAAAAGTAAATTCATAAAAAAATTGAAAATAATATATACTATTTATTATATAATATATAATGGAATCAAATAACGGGTTTGACTATTATAAAGTTTTTGATGATAATTTAGCAAAAGCAAAAGAAAATACTGCTATAAAACAATTACTAAAACAAAATTTTTGTCATCAATGCTATCGTAACAGATTGCAACACAATAATGACAAATTTATTTTTTATTGTAATTTCTTTGAATTAGATAGTGAATATCTAAAGGAAAATATAATTATATTTTAATTATAAAAAAAATATATATATATATATATATCTTCTTAATGGATGAAATTTATAAATTAAAATATTTAAAATATAAACAAAAATATATTAATTTAAAAGGAGGTCGTTTAATTGATATTTTAGATTCTCCAGGAAATAAACTCATTAAAACTAAATGCGATACAGTTGAAAACATTAAAAAAAATTTTGCTTTATGTAATAAAGTTAATGATAGCTTAGCTACTTCTGAAAATAGTTATATAATATTTTTATGGTTTTTAAATAGTATTAAAGAAGACGAAATTCAAACTCTTGAAAAAATTATTTTATTTCATAAAGTAAAAAGTAATAATGTTTTTATATTGTCTCATAATTCTTTTGATATGTTAACAAAGCATATATCTTTTGATACTAAAGAAAAATCTCCAGAAGAAATAAAAAATCATCTAAATTTCATTTCAATATTAAAACAAAAAAATATAAAAGTTGATAATGAAGATTTCATTCCAATATTTAAACAAAAAATTATAGATATTATAGGTTCTCATGAAAGTATTCCAGAATATAAATCAACTATTAATATTACTATTTATAACCTTACTCATGGAAACTTTAAAAATTTTAATTCTGATTTATTTTTAAATAGTGACGATCCCAAGGTATTCATTACTAAAAAACAGTATTTTGAGTGTATAAGTCCAATATTTGATTCTAAAAATTTTATAAATTTAAGTATTGTTAATAACAATTGTTATTCAACTTATATATTTCATGGATATTTTAAAAATGAAATGACTAAATTAGCAAAACATAATGAACTTGTTAATATATTTACTTATTCAACTAGACCATATATGAAATATTTATTTTATTTAAGATTTATTTTATTATTTTTTAGCAAAAGTAATATTGTAGAATATAGTAAAAAAACATCAGATAATGATAAGTTTAACCATTTCTTAACTATAAATACTTACATACAAAATAAATTAGATACAGATAGTACATTTGCTTCATCAGTAGAAACAATTTTTTATGAATCACTTTCGGAAATTAAAAGTAGTTTAAACAAATTTTTTTATTTCTTTCAACCTTTATGTAATTTTTCACATTTAGATCAAATATATAAAAAGTTAAATGAAAAATCTTTCAAAGATACCTATGCTTATACTGGTGCAAATATAAATTCAATAGATTTATATGAGGATGAGAATATTACTAATTCAATTAATCAATATCTAGAACAAAGTTCTTCTATGTCTTTAGATTCCTATTTAAAATTAGAAATTAATAACACTGAATTAGAATTAGATTTTAAATATAATAATAAATTTGATATAAATAAAAGTATTAAAGATTTAAATAATGAAATTAGAACAGATACTTTTGTCGACGAAGTGCTTACTAAAGATTATATGAATGTAGGAGGTTTAAATTCTTTAAATAATTTCTTAAATAATGATTTATTAAATAATGATTTATTAGAAAATAATTTATTAAAAAAATTAATAAAAATTTCTTTTATTGAACAAAAAGATATATTATTTGTTCCTATAGAACCAGATGATGTTAAAAGAGAAATTATGAGAAATAAAAAATTAATTGATTTATTATAAATATTTTTAATAACATATTTTATTAAAAAATTTTATTTTATTATTCTAAACTATTGCATATTTGAGTACTTCCTGAATATTTTTAACAGCAATAACTTTGAAAGAATTATCTTCTGGAGAATTACCTTCTCTTCTCATTATATCTAAATCTTCCATATAATCTTCAGGAATTAATGCTAATGTACAACCTGCTTTCTTTCCACCATGTAATTTAGCATTTAATTCACCTATAATACCAGCTTGGTCGCATAAATCAATTTCACCAGTGATACATATTTTATTATCTATTTTATTTCCACTTAATAATGAATAAATAGCTCCATTTAGGACCATCTTTTGGAGTTGCGCCATCTGGACAATGTATATGAATACCAAAAGTTTTCTTATTATGAGCATCTTCAGTTATTTTATTTTGTTGTTCAGAACTTAATAAATTAAAATTTAATAATTTTTTTAATTTATTAAAAAAATTGATTAATTGATTTTATAAATGCAAATGATATTTATAATGTCAAATGTTATTAAAATTAAAATAGATGAAACTGCTCCTAATTTTATCAAGGAATATTATATGAATTTTACAAATCATCATGAAGGAGATGCTGGTATAGATTTAATTGCTCCTTACGATGTAATTTGTAAAAGTGATAGAAATGTTTATACAATTGATTATTTAATTCAATGTGAATTTACTAATTATTTGCAAACTAAACAATCATATTATTTATACCCTAGGTCTTCAATAAGTAAAACTCCTTTAATGATGGCAAATAGCGTAGGAATTATTGATGCGGGTTATAGAGGAAATATAATGGCTAAAGTAAGAAATTTATCAGATGAAGAATATGTAATTAAAGCCGGAGATAAATTATTCCAGATTTGTTCATCTGATTTAAAAAGTATTAAGGTTCAAATAGTTACCGAATTGTCAGAAACAAGTAGAGGCAGTGGTGGTTTTGGTTCTACAAATAAAAATAATTAGGTTTAATAATTTATTAAAATGAAAATCATAAAAATTGTAAAATTTCCTGGTCCGAAATTTTTAAGAATGCCTAACCATTTTTCTATTTTTTCTGGGTCATAAGTAGGGAAAAACATTCTATATACTGAATAAGAACCATGAGTTAGGAATAAAAATATATCATAAATTAATCCAGATTCAGAATTTAATTCCTCTAATCTTCTTTCGTAAAATCTATCATTACCATTTACTTTATAACAAGCAATAGCTTCATTTAATCCATAACTTAAACCAATCATATAAGACATAAAAATAATTAAAGGTGTATACCAGTGAAAATATCCTTTAGTTGTCGTTAAATATGTAATTAATACTATATTAGTTAAATTATCTGTAACTAAATCAAGAGCCATTCCAAGTTTAGTACCCATATTATATTTTCTAGCCATTTTTCCATCTACACAATCTAATAAATAACCTAAAAAATAAGAAATACATGCAAAAGCTTTTTCATCAATATATAAATAATATAAAGCTAAAAATGTTAAAGAACTGCTCATATAAGTAACCATATTTGGTGTTAAACCAATATTTCTCATAGGGTCAACTAATTGATTAGCTATAGGGAAAAATATATAATTGTCTGTAATTGATTCATATTTAGCATCATCACCATATTTTTGATTATTATCATCATATATAGGTACCTTTTTTTTTGGTAAAGCAGTTTCTGGTAATATTTTTTTTTTATATTTTTTAATTTCTTCTTTAACTTCATCTATAATATTTGTAATTGAATTTTTATTTGTTTCGTAATTTTGTTTCACTTCATCTTTGATACGATTATACACACCAGTGTTTTTATTATCAAGAATAGTAGTTACATTTTCTGATATGATAGAATATGTATCTGATAAATTATCTGAAATATCATCATAATTAATATTAGACATTATATTAAGATAGAAATTTTAAATAAAATAAAATTAGTTAATTTTTTTATTTTAATTAAAAAACTCTTACAAATCTATTTTCAAGATGTTTATAGCCTTCTATATCTTTTTGTTCAATAATTTTAAAAATATCTTCTTGAACTTCTAATTTAATTTTCTTGTCTCTTTCATCTTTTGCGTCCAAATCAGGTCCTTTATTAATTTCCATTAAAGACGCACTTAAATCTAAAGAAGGAGCTACATCAGAACCAAATAATTGAAATAATGTATGATGGTGAAGTTTTTTATTTTTACATACTTTCATTGAAATAGCTTCAATAATATCGTGCATTAAATTATTTACATTTTTGTCCCATAATTTAGAGCTACCTGGACTTTTCTTATCTAAATATTGTCTAAAATCGTCTAAAGTTAAAGGATTTGTATCATAAATCTTTCTGTCAATATAACCAGTTGTAATATGTTTATCAAAATCCATGTCATTTTCATCATAAAATTTAGGTGTGTAATATACAAATCCTGCATCATGAATATAACCTTCAAGTACACCTTTTCTGCAAACTAATAAAGTATAATATCTAAAGTTGATTTTATGATTATTAATTAAAAAAGGATTATATAAATAATCTTGAACTAAGAAATAACCTTCATTATAACCTGACATAATATCTTCATATGTATTTACTAATTTTAAGCCTTCTTGTCTTTGAGCGTAATTTTTTAATATATACATATGACCATCTTTTTTGGCATTATTTTCATCAAAATGATTTTTAATTTGATTTAAATCTTCTACTTCATCCAAAAGATATGTTTTAGGCATTAAATTTTGGGCTTTATCTCCATAATAAGCTTTCAATAATTTCCATAAATGAACTTTGGAAGCAGGCCAGTCACAACCATCTACAAGAAAGATTTTCTTTCCATCTTTTTGATTTTCAAATGTTTTAACTTTTTCTTCACATGTATTATATTCACAAGGCATATAATAATCCCAATTCTTTTCATTGTTTTTCATTTTATATTTTTCAGCTACTTTACCCAATAAATCTGTTAAATGACATTCTGAATAAAAATCACTAAAATCTTCTCTATTCTTATTACTAGTTAATACTGCTTTGAAGATTAGGAAGATAATTATAATTATTAAAATAAAATCTAATTCCATTATATTAATTTAGAATTTATTTTAATATTTTTATAATAAAATTTTTACCTTAATAAATTGATTATCAAAGCTAAAATAGCACCTCTTAAAATTAATGAAGGATAATTTGTTGGTATCTTATTAAAATAAGGTATTTTTGTTATTGCTCTTATTAAATCAGGATGATTTAATATTATGAAAAGTAAGATTAATATAATTGGTTCTTTGATTTTAATTAATAAATTATATATTATTTCTTTCCATGATTTTTTTTCTTGTTTTTCTTCTTTTTCCTCTTCTGAATCAAAATCTGTATTTTCTAAATTTTCTATTTTTTTTATTTTTTTAGGTTCTAATTCTTTTTTAAAATTAATATTAGAAGGTAATGGTCCATCAAAATGTTTTATATTATCAAAATTATCCAGATTTGTTTCCAAATCTTGTACAAAAGAATTTACACTAAATTTTTTTTTACAACTTGGTGCATCACATTCTTTAATTTTACTGTCACTAAAAGGTTCTCTTTCAGTATATTTTAATTCTCTATTAATAAAATCTGTTTCATTATTTCTTATTTTATTTATTGAAGTACTCATATCTGTATTATTCAATAATTCTCTTTCTAAATCATCCATTATTATAAATTAGAATTTATTTATATTTTCTAAATATACATTGTCTAATATTCTATACTTATTTTTTATTATTTTTTTACCATTTTTATCAATTTGCTCTTCTAACCATTTATTATCTGGTTTAAATGGTGGTTCTAAAATTTTAGATAGTTTCAAAATTTTATTTACCTCATCTAAAGTTATATGTCCTCTAATATCTTCAGTTAATTTAGTAAAAATAAAACATTTTTCTATTGGACAGGATACTAATGTTCCTAAAACATCTTTCATACCATATTCTGATTTTAAATACCAAATATTAATATTATGCTTCAAAAATGCTATTTCTATTTTTGTATACCTTTCACTATCAAAAAATTTATTTGCATAATTTTCTAAATCTCCAAAAAATTCTTCTTCTCTCCAGGAGTCATATACTCCTTCCCAAACTACTACCGATGTAAAACCTCTTCTTTTTAAAACCTTATATAAATCACTAGAAGTAAAATCTACAAATACATTATTTTCATTGGTATCTATCAATGTTGGTGTGTAACTTTTAATTAACATACAATTACCTTTTACTATTTCGTTTTCCATATGCAATAAAGTAGCCAGCTCGTTATGTTCCAAATTACTTTTTTTATTTAAAGTATCAAGATAAATTATTTCATAAATATAATTTACTTCATCTGATATAGTTTCTGTCATTAAATGAGTGTTATTTCCATCTGAACCTATTTTTAAAAGCTCTTCTAATTTATTAAAGAATTGATCAGGTTTTATTTGATATGTTTTTACAAAAGGTAAACTAATTATATTTTGAATATAATTAGGATCATTCCAATCTAGATTTTTTATTGAACCTGGTTCAATTATCATTACAAAAAAAGGCTTTTCATTAAATATTTTCAAGTCAGACATTAAATATTTAATGGAAATTGTTTTTATATATATTTTATAATTTATCTTCAATTAATTGAGAATAAACATCATTAATTTTTTCTTTTTGTAATATTACCACAGGATTTTGACTAAAGAATTTTTGATTTGCTCCTTTTTCATGAGGAATAAATGATTCTTTATCTACTAAATATAGAAATCTTTTAGATTTTAATTTATCTAATGCCTGTGGTTTTAATTCCGTAATCTTAATTTCTTTTCCATTGTAATCTTTTTTCAGTTCTTCTTTTTCAAAATTATATGAACCTAAAAGTGCTATATTTGCATCTTTATAAGCTAAAAGTTTATCATTCTTTTTCGGATGCATTTTAGAACCTAAATTATAAGGTTCTTTAGTTGCAATCCATAAACCAGGTAAATCAATAGTTTCACTTTCAATTAAATTTAGGATAGTTTTTAATTGTTCATAATCTTTTTCTAAATACCCTACTTTTTTGAAAGCACCGGTTACATTATTAATTTTTTTAGATAAATGTTCATAATCTAAATTTTCAATTGGATATTTTCCATTAATAATATCATCTCTATGAGTATCTAAATTATATTTGATTAGATTTTTAATATCGTTATCGCTATTTTTAATATAAAATTTAAGATGTGTATTTAAATTAATTTTTTTATTTAAACTTTTGAAATGATTATTTTGACCTATTAATATATTTTTTTTATTTAATTTAATTTTTTCCCCTAATAATTCTAAAAAAGTATTTTCCCAATATAAAGTCATCTTTTTTTCTACATCCTTGAATTTATCATTTTTATTATTTTTCATTTTTTGATAATTTTTATACATTGAATCCATATTTTTATCTAATAAAATAGTTTGATTTATTTCATCTAAATCTATTGGATTGAACAAATTTTTATTAATTGTATTACTAAATTCAGTTTTCAAAACAGGATTTAATCCTACAATATGGCAAGTTAAACAGTTTTCGTCAGTATTCTTTTTAGAATTTTTTTTACTTATTTTTTTATCCATTAAAAATAACTTTGAAAATAATAATTTAAAAATATTTACTGTGATATTAGTAAGTATAAATCTATGTCAGAAATTATAACTAATATTATGCCTAAATCTATCACATATACTAAATCTTGGCATTCCTTTTCAGATCCTAATAGTCAAATTCAAAAATTATTATTTGAGTTAAAAATTACTACTAATAATACAACTAAAATATTTAGAAATTTAGAAAGTGACAATCATTCTTCTCTTATTATTTTAAAAGATCAAATTAAATTTTCAGATATTCAAAAATTTACAATTTGTGTTTCAAAATTACCTTTCGAAATTAAATCAATTTATGAATTAGAAGGAATTATAAATCATAATCAATCTTTTTATACTGAAAAAAATGATAATTTATATGTAGAATTTTCTCAAAATTCTAATGGATTTACCATTTGTAATTGTTCCTATTTAAAAAATCTTTAGAAAAAAAATATATGTTAATATTAATGAGTGAAGTAAATTATTCAATTCCAAAAAAGAAAACTGAAAATTCAAAATATATTTATAAAATTAATGAACAAAATTCACAAATTTTTATTTTCGAAATTATATTTTATGACTATGAAGGAAAAAATTCTAAAATCCGTCGTATTAAAAGAGGTAGTCAAGGAAATGTAGTATCAGAAGCTGATAATATTATATATAAAAACATTGAATATATTAAAATAGCTATTTTAGATAGTAATAATATTAAAAATCAAATTCAAGCAAAAATTATTTTAGACCATTCTACAACTTATACAACATATATTACAAATGAAATATATTTAGAATTCAATAGTGATAAAAATGGTTATATGGAATGTAATTATAATATTCCCCAAAAATACTAATTATTTAGTTAAAAATAATTTTAACTAAATAATATTAGATGATTATTAATGAAAATATTAATTTAGAAGAAAAAAATATTTTAGAAGGAGATAATTTAAACTGGACAAATGATATAGATATATTACTTGCGGGTTGGTGCGATAATGCCAAATGTTTTGAATGGATGCATACAGAATCAAATTCTTTATTTGCAAAACGAGCAAAAATATTTATGATTACAATTAACTTATTAACTGCGTTTTCTGGATTAAGTAATGTAATAGCTGGAGGAATAACTATAAATGGTTTTCAAATTTCATGGCTTTTTGGTGGTATTTCTATTTTTGTTTCTACATTAAATATGCTTCAAGATAAACTAGCTTATCAACAGGTAGCAGTTAAACACGAAAAATTCGCATCTGCATGGGGAATAATTAGAAATAAAATAGAAGAAATTGTTTCATTACCAATTTCAGCTAGAAGAGATTGTAAAACATTTTTAAGATATATTAAAGCAGATATTAATCAAGTTTCATTAGATGGTAATTCCTTAATACCTAAAGAAATAAGAATAGCTTGTTATAATAATTTTAAAGATATTCTTGATTTTAACATTCCTGATATTTGTGGACAAATGGAACATACAAAAGTATATATTAATAAACAAAAATATCCCCCTTTATTAATTAATTGTGAAAATTAAAAAAATTGCTTAAAAATTATTTTCTACATTCAATTAGATTACAATGGTTCAAAAATGTGAGGCTTGTAAAACTAGAAAAATATCAGGATTAATGTCATTCTCTTGTAAATGTGAATATAAAATATTATGTTCTAATTGTAGAATGCCAGAAAGTCATTCTTGTAAATATAATTTTAAAAAAGAAGGTCATATAGAACTATCAAAACAAAATCCCAAAATAGAAGCTGTAAAATTAATAAAAATATAAAATAAAAATATAAAAATAAAAATATTTACTTATTATAAAAATCTAATAATATGTATATATATGAATCAAAATTTTTATTATTCTGAAGAAATTGAAGATTTTGCTAATGCTACAAATGCTCAAAAAAAAGCTCAACAATTAGCTAATCAAGCAAAAATTAAAGCAGCTGCGCATGTTAGACAACAAAATCAAATTAAGGCACAAATTAAAGTTTATGAAAAACAAATATTAGCTGAAAAAAATAATATTAAAAAAATAAATGATAACATTAATAGAATAAAAAAAAGAGATTTATTAAAAATAACTAGTAAACAAGTTAAAGCACAAGATAACATAGTTATACAAAATAGTTTAAAAAATATAAATTTAGTTAATCAAAAAATTAAAAAAATCAATATACTAATCAATAATTTAAGAGCGAAACTTGATCCTGTACCTACACCTAAGATTACTTATTCAGTTAACGGTCAAATTACTAATACACCTGGACCTACAATTACTTTAGTTCCTACAAATTCATTTAATCCAACAACTATGCCATCTACTGGTATAACTTTTGCTCCTACCTCTGGACCTACCTCTTTTGTTCCTACCTCTTTTGTTCCTACCTCTGGACCTACCTCTTTTGTTCCTACCTCTGGACCTACCTCTTTTGTACCTTCGTCAGCACCTACCTCTTTTGTACCTTCGTCAGCACCTACCTCTTTTGTACCTTCGTCTGGATCTACCTCTTTTGTACCTTCATCTGGACCTACCTCTTTCATCCCTTCATCTTTAGTTTCTAGTTCTGAATCTATTACATTTGCACCTTCATCAGCACCTAGCTCTTTTGCACCTTCATCAGCACCTAGCTCTTTTGCACCTTCATCAGCACCTACATCTTTTGTACCTTCATCAGCACCTACATCTTTCGCACCTTCATCAGCACCTAGCTCTTTTGCACCTTCATCAGCACCTACATCTTTCGCACCTTCATCAGCACCTACATCTTTCGCACCTTCATCAGCACCTAGCTCTTTTGCACCTTCATCAGCACCTAGCTCTTTTGCACCTTCATCAGCACCTACATCTTTTG